AATATCAAAGCGAGGGCTGGAATGTATTAAACACATCACTATCAGCAATTACCAAAGAAGAAAAATATTATGGTCTTGTTTTCCCTCCAGAAGTTCAGAGCGACATATTTATTGATAGAGGTAATATTTCGGTTTTTGAACCATATCTTAGATTAGCTGAAATTGAAAATGTTGACCAATTAATGAATTATAATGTAGGATATTATAATATAGTATATAATTCATTATCATAATGAATAAAATTAAAAATAAAATAAAATGAGTACTGGAATCGTAGGAAATGTCAGGGGAGCCGATATAACCCCGGCTGATGTAGAAATATGGATGCATTACACTCCTAATAGAACTACAACAGGTAATGTTACCTTAACACAATTGGATTCATCTCAGGTTTTAATACCAGTTAATGACCCGAACAATCCAAATACAACTATTATCGAGACTATGGGTGGTTTATTTAGCTTAACACTACCAGCAGCTCAATTTAGCACAACAGGTATATACAGTATTATAATCCGGCCAGTCCAAATACGTACAAGTATTGTAGATTGTGGAGTCCTATCGGCATATCCAAACATCCGTGGGCTTGTATTAGATACTAGCACGATTCCCGCATCATATTTAAATGCTTTTCAGAATAATGGATTAGTTGGGTATCGTATAGAATATTTACAAATGAATCCTACGAGCGAAATGAAAATAAATAATTTTTTTACAATTGTAACTTCTAATAATTTCGCAGAACCGATTATAAATAACACGACTAACGCTAATCAAAAGGCAATACAATATGTTTATAACGATAATAGCCCTCTAACTTTTGTAACATTAACTCCTTCGTCAGCAGGCTCAACAACCCCAAATAGCATACCGTTCCTAGGAACTGCGGGCCAACAAATCATTATAACTAACACTTTTTTCAACCCCATTGTAATGGAAATTGAAATGGTCGACTATGATATTGAGACTCTTGCTTACGCAGTACTCGGAGACCAAATTAAGTCAATCTCTGATGGTGTCTACACTATTTACAATTTCCAAGACCAAATTTATAAACAATACAGTCTGTATGAGATTGATAATCAGATGACTGGGGCTCCTTTATATGAGGTTCGACAACAGATGTCGCAAATTGACTTTACAAAACAGTTTACAACTATTACGACGGTGTAAATAAAATTAAGTAATGAGTTCATCAGGAAAAGTAATAAAAGTATCAGGTTATAAGCAACAGGTGAATTATGGAAATACGCCAGGTATTTCCTATCGTGATTTTTCTGTTTCGTTAGCTGGGCAGCAGCTGACTTCATATGGTGGAACCGCTTTATTTACTGGTGGGGGTAATTTTGCTGTTCTTACGAATGATAATACTAGGCTTACTAAGTTATTTAAAACAAACAAATTTTCACCTTTCTATACTTTAAGTACGTATGGTATTACAACGACCCAAACATTAGATAGTAATAACAATAGTACCAATGTTCTTCCGTCATATATTCCATCTCAGACAGAGATGAATTTAAATTTAGATAAAAGAAATATTCTGAATTATGCTTATTTCGGTTCATTTAAGGAATTTATTAGGGTAGAATTAGAACAGATAATATTAAACTGGCCAGCCAGCCTCTATATCAACAATCTGTATGGTAATTCAACGTCTCCGACGCTCGAAAATTACGTTTATGATAATTTTAATGATACATGTTCATTTAAAGTAAACGTAGGTAATATCATTAACAAATACAATATAAACTATTTAACTGGCGGAACGTTATATAACAGTACCCCAACGACAACCCCAGCGTTAATACCTTATAATCCAAACTTAATTAATGAAAATGACCCTATTACAATTACTGTAACAACACCTAACGATACATTCCAATTATCTAACCTAAGCTACAATTATGTTGATTATGTTGTGTCTGGGGAGACGAATGATAACCACGCAATAATAGGATTTACAGGATTAGGTTCTAATAGCAATTACATATACATTAACGCTCAAGGTAATCCATTCCCAACATCAATGACTGGTGGAAGCTCCACCCAGCCTTTCCATATAATGCCTAGTGTTTTACAGATGGGGTTATTCCTAAGTGGGCTAGACGATTTCTCAAGCGAGCTTTTAAATACAAATACAACACCATTATATACATCAACTTTTAGATTTACAACTCCTAGTGATTCAGGAACCCAGGTAGTTGTAAATAAGAGTTTCACATGGCCTACTAGTGATGGATACAATTTAGATTACGACACCACATATTACATGACATATGTAAGTGGTTTAATAGACATGGCCGAAGCGTCGGATGACGTGCAGACTGACTTAATAGCTAGATTCTTCGTAAGTGAGTCTATAACGGCGTTTGACACAATGGGTAATATAGACTCATCAGATATGACGAGTGCTCAATTAAGTGGTCAGAAGGTAACCAAATTATTAAGAATATATGGTAGGGAATTCGATGAAATAAACAAATATATAACAGGGTTAGCTGATGTACATACTGTAAGTTACAATAAAGAAAACAACGCCCCGGACGCTGTAATCAAGACATTAGCTAATATGTTAGGATGGCAGTTAGCTCAAGCTATAACTGATAACGATATATTATTAAGTTATTTAACAGGCAACTCTACGAGTTATTCAGGAATAAATACGAATTATACTCCAATACAAGCCGAGGTGGAATTCTGGAGAAGATTAATAATAAACAGCCCATGGGTATGGAAGTCAAAAGGAACAAGGAAGGCTATAGAATTTATATTTAAATTAATCGGAACGCCAGAGGGTTTAATGACATTTAATGAATATGTTTATGTGGCTAAGGCTCCAATAAACATGGATTTATTTAATTATTTATTATTAGCTAATGGAGGAGGGGCGAGTGGATTCACCACTACAAATGTTTATTTATTAAAGGAGATAATCTCTCCAACATTAGGACAAACGCCAGTAGCTACTTACCAGTATTATTGTATCAATAATAATCTTATTAACTTCAGTGCGTTTACCCAATCAGCAACAACAATGGGCATCACTTTTACAAGTGACCCAACGGTTCCTTATTTATATAGTTTTACACCACAGAATCAAGGTCAGATGACCAATTTTACAAATTTAGTATTAGCCAACGGCTTTATTTTGGACCAACCAACCTCTACCGAGATTTATCCTGTGGATAATAACGGTTATCCTGAGCCATTACCAGATACTTCCAGTATGTATTATCAATCCAACGGATTGTGGTATAGGGAAACCGGCGGCTTGAATTCAACAGTAGATACATTAATAGGTAATAACCCACATATAGGACCATATGACGGAGGATTTAAATATATTAATCAATTTGAAGAACTAATTCCTAACTTTAATAGCACTATGATTTATCAGAGTAATGTAAGTACAGGAATGACGAATATATTTACTAATTACAATAGTGGGACTGTTAATAATCTTTCGAATCCGTCAGCGACTACTGTTTATGCTTCAGCTTATACAATAAATAATAACATAGCACCAGAATGTTTTACAATAAACGCATATGTGGTTAATAATCCATGTGCCGCAACGATTCAAACAAATTGCGGTTGTTTATTAGCGCAAAATGATGATTCAATAAGAGTGGATATAAGCTGTTTGGAACCGACTAATATAGTAATTAATAATTTGACCGATTGTAATATAAGCGGTTTTACATTAGGGTCCGATGGTTTGGTAGTATTTCAATTAACAAATGGAATGAGTGGAAATAATATGAATGATTTGAGTTTACCAACACAGTGTTGTGTTGATTTAGGATTTACTCCTGAGATAGTGACGGAAGTCGTTCCAAGTGGTAATCAAACTATCAATACTCAATTTGGTAATCTTATCGGAGTACCAGTCAAACCAATAACAATTCAATTTACTGGATGTAGATGGGGTGGAATGGTTCCGCATTTTATACTTGGGCCTCCACTTCCTATTCATCCTATTAACCCAATTAAACACTAAC